GTATCTGTTGCATTATCTGACCATGCCATAATATTTTACCTTTTGTTAAATGTTTAAATGAATGTTTAATGTTTAGTCACTTAACACTTAATCTTTCCGCTTAGATTGTCCCCGCAGGGGTCAAAGGTAATTAATTCTGTGTTTCGTTACTTGTTTAAAAAGCCCCCCGAAGAGGGCATAAAGAGACTATTGTATGTTGCTGCGTCCTAACTTGTCCGCAACAGACTGACGGTATGCTGGATCACGAGCGTATCGTGGGTCTCTCATAGCTGTGGTCACTTCTGCCCATGAACTATAATTACCGCCTGTCGAGGATACAGATTGTCCAGCGATAAGTGCTGGGTCAGACCCTTCAACAGCTTGATACTTTGATTGTAATCCCGACACAGCCAGCTTGACCATATCAATGTCTCCTGAGTCTACAGCTTTATCGTAAGCAGCGATTTCAGATTCACTGAGGTTGTCGCTTGCCCATCCGATCATTTCACCGTAGGCTTGTTCTCCTCCAACTATGTTGTGGACGGAGGTTTGGTAGTCGCTGTTAAGAGCCTCTTGACCCTGTATCCAACTGTCTACCAAATTCTTAGGGAAACCAGCTTCAGCTAATTTAGAATAAGCATCTTCTGATAAGCCCCCTTGATTGTACTCTTGTTGTAGGGCATCGAAGTCAACACCCGCAGCTTCTACTGCTTGTTGTACTTCACTACCACTAGGTTGTTCATCTGTTGTTTCTTCTTGGGCGGTTTCAGTTTGAGGCTCTTCCTCTTTCTGACCCCCTCCCATTTTTTTCTCCAAATTTGAATAGGCATTCGCCATATCTTCTGGAGTCTTAAACTTTTCTGGCAACCACTCAGGACGTTCATCGCCTTGGTTGTTTGCTTCTATCTGTTCACCTTTAGCGACCATCGCATCTACTTGTTCTTGCGGTTCGCTTTGTTCAACGTGTGTGTTAATTGTATCTGTCATAATAGTCTCTTTTAGTTTAAAGTGGAATGCCCGCAACGATGCCATCACTTAAAGGCAATACGTCTTTGACATCAGAGGCTTTGTCTATAAGCCCAGAGTAGTACATTTCTTTTAAAACCCTGTTATCCATACCAGCAGTGTTTTTATTATTATCCTGCCTTCTAGCTTGTTTAGCAAACTCTGATACATCTTGGTTCATAGCAGCACCTAATACGCTGCTCCATTGTGCGCCAGCTTTTGTTCCTCCAACGTTGTAAGCTAAAGAAGTTAGCACCATCTGATAACCTGAAGAAAGTTCGTCCCAGTTACCGCCCATTTCTTTTAGCTTAGGCTCCCAAGATTTCATCGCTATGTTAAGATTGTTTTCCATATCTTTGTTAAGGATGGTAGTTTTATCTTCAGCGTTTAAACCCTCTAAGAAAGGTATGCCGTGTATCGTACCAGTTTCAAGTTCGTCTTGCGTTAACTTATGACCGTAACCTATATCAAAAGAACGCTTGTCTTTAGGTAGGTGGGCTTCACGCGCATCGTGCGTTCTAATAGGCAAGCTACCATGATCGCTTTCTGCATGAATACCTATGTTCCTATAGAATCCTAAGGTTCTGTCAGGGTGTCTGTCAGCAGCTTGTACTTGAGCGGGAGGGTTAGCATCTAAATAACTTATTGTTGCATCCATAAGTTCGCTCATCTACTCCTCCTCGTTCATCGCCTGTTGTTGCATCTGATCAGACATACCTTTAACAGCAGGACCAACGCCCTTCTCTGCCATTTGCATCATCTGTTGCTGTTGCATCATCTCTTGTTGCTGTTGAGCTTCTTGCATCTTCTGCTCATCAGACTTAACAAGTCCTTGCGTATCAATACCAAGGGATGCACCAAGACGATCAAGGTAATCACCAATGTTTAATTCACTAGCAATCACTTCAGCACCTAGCGGTTGAAGCATAGATAGAAATTGATTGAGTTTGTTTAAATCTTGACCACGACCAAGAGCTTCAAGACCTGTTACGATTTGTGGCTTCAGTGTGTCTTTAGGGAACTTAGGCATCTTACCCTCTTTCTGCATTTTAGTAAGAAGGAGGTTAACTAGAGGTAGCTGGAACTCTTGTGATAGTACAGAGTAGATACCACCGAGTGCAGTCTCTAGTTCTTGTGCCATGAAACGTACTTCTTCTGCTGTCACTCTTTCAGCATTACGCTGTACAGAGCTGTTGAGTAAGAAAGAAAACGCTAAACGTTCAGAGATTGTATTCATTGTTTCTTGTGCTACGCGGAAGTCATTAAACTTCTGTGCCTGTAGCGTGGTAACATCTTCGGCAGCACCAGAGATGATTGCACCGTTAGGCGCATCAGCAATGCTACGTGCTTTAGTTGTACCGTTAGGTCTGACCATGAATAGAAGTTTAGCACTAGCTGCGCTGCCTTCTACAATAGCACCTGTTAAAGACTCTAAAGATTTTAAGTCACCGTATAATTCTTCAACGAAAGAGCGTCCGTAATCGCTACCGTCAATAGCTATAAAACGTAACGCCATCCAAGGTAGTTTATCTTCGGTGTAAGTACCTTTAGTGCTAGGGATAATCATGTCGTGTACTTCTTGATGCACAACAAACTTCTTACCTTCGCGTCTAATGCAAGTGTATATGTCACACTCTTTATTATCTTTTACATCTATGTTTACATCGGGGTTCTCATACAATGCAGCAAGCACATCTTGAGGTAACGCCTCATAAGCTATAGATTCTTTTACAATAATTTTAAGTAGGTTGCCCATCGTGTCACGTTGAATGACATAACGATCAAGTCTAAATACTTTCATCCCACTCTTCGGTGGCATATGTACTAAGACATTACCGCTTACAATTAGCTGCTTAAGTGCTTCAAAAGTTGGAACACGTATAGCCTTTGATTCTACTTCCTGTGTCGCGCTTCGTTCTATACGAGCTAACGCTTCCTCTGCCTTACCTCTAGCATCTCCACCTAGTTCCGCTAGATCGAAATCATCTATAGTTAAACGGAAAAAAGATTGGTTAGGAGGTAGTAAGGTCATCAGTAATTTGGATGCAAGGTTGTTGACACCTCTAGCACCTACTGATTGAAAGGGCGTTATAAACTGTGTTGAGTTGTTGTGTCCATCTCTCGGCATTAGCGTTGGGATAGTTAACTCTGCACAGTTCCTAGCTCTTGATAGAAATGAATCACGATCAGCCGTCATGTTCTCATACTGTTTGGCTATTGATTGATCGTTCATATTTTATTCCTATAAAATTTTCAAACCTGTTTTAGCAGCACTGCCAGCGTACTGGGCTGTTGCCGTCTTTTTACCGAATGCGCCTTTAGCTCCCATCTTTTTCATTTTAAGTGAAGTGGCGTTAGAGTCTACAGCATCTTCTAATTCTGCTGGTGCTTTCTCTGGTGGAGGCGGTGGAGCTATAGCGGGTTTTTGTACGACTGTGGGGGATTTCATACTAATACACATAATTAAATCTCTTCTGGTTGGTCGTCCTCGTACAGTAACTCCATACGATTAATGACGGATTGTTGTCCTTGTAAGAAAGCTACATCAGTTTCTGATACATTTCTCTTGGTGGGTAATTTATCAGGAAATAATCTTCCTAAATATTCTAATAATTCTTTACTTATGAATGGTTTTTTATTCATTTTGATTCTCCAATGGGGCATATTAGAGCCAGCCCAGTAGTTACGGCAGGTGTAGCCAGACGTTAGCGATGATGTGGAGGCACGTTACTACCTCCAACACCGTTATCCAATTTCTATATTTCGCATGAACCTGACGAGCAAGCCAACTCCTGAGTTCCAGTAGTGGTGTCCTCTTTTTCATAGTCTCCAAGCCTGTCCCAATCAATCTCTGATGGGGTCTCTCGTTTCAGTTCCATATACTTGTCCTTATCTATAGCTTCATAAGGAGCTTGAGCATACACATGGTCAGTACGTGGTAGGAAGCTAATGCCAGAACAACTGTCTAGTCGTTCCCACAGCCATTGCCCTGCTGCAAGGAACTCATCATCAGAGTAATATATAGTCACACTAGGTTTATGTTCACACCAATGCTCCTGATATATCTCCCACAAATCTAACTGCTGTTGTACATTAAGCTCACTAACACAGGTTGCACCCTTTGGTGCTTTCACAGGGAAGTCAAACACATAGT